AGTTAAAGCTCGTAAAGGTAGTATGCAAAGTGTTAATGTCGGGGAGAACTTAATAAAACACCAAGCTTTTATGGCAGGAGCAGCAGCTCAAAATGCAGCTAGGCGAGTAGCTGTTGCCCATATGGAGCAGATGAATCCCGATACTGTTTATAAAACACCTGATGCAAGTGACCCGCAAGCTACTATGTTTAGGGTAAACGGTGAAAAGGTCTATTACCACATATCTGATCCTGTAGCATTTGAAGCGTTTCAATCTTTACTGCCTCTTACACCGGGGTGGATAATGAAAACAGCTCAAGCACATACTAAGGTGTTTAGGGCAGTTACGTTAATCAACCCTTTATATTGGTATCGCCAGCTTATACGTGATCCTATGATGGCAAGCTTAGTAACGCAGTCGGGTCTTATTACCCCTCTACATGCTGCAGTTCATATGGTTAGGATACTGACAGGTTTTTCAAAAGACTATAGGACTCTAAAGAAACACGGTATTGTAGGGGCTGTAGATTCTTTAGCTGACCCAAAACAATTTATACAAGGCATAGCTGCAAAACGAGGTATAGGAAGGAGAGCTATTGATGTTCTTATGCATATCCATGAGTCTACTGATGCAGCTACTCGTGTGGCTGTATATAGCGCAGCTTATGAAGCAGCTCCTAAAAAAGGTATAGTAGACCCACAGCAACGTGAAAACTATGCGGTTATGCAAGCTAGGGAAGTAATAAACTTTTCTAAGAAAGGCAACTCTAGAAAACTCGCTGCTATTAGAAGTACTGTACCGTTCTTCTCTGCACAGTTAAACGGTATGGATACCCTTGCTAGAGCTGCAATGCCGGGTAGTTATGGTAACTTAAATGCAAAAGATGCACGTGCAGTTAGAAAGCACTTTTATGCTAATGCGGCTATGATAACTACTGCATCTATACTGTATGCTCTACAGATGGATGACGATGAAGAGTATAAGAAGTCTCCTGATTGGATGAATAGCTGGTTAGTGCCTACAGGCAATAAAGATAACCCTTTTGGAAAAATACCTATTCCTTTTGAAGCAGGGTTCTTCTTTAAAGTTATCCCTGAATTACTGGTGCGTGTTTCTAAGTACTCGCTTACCCCTACAGAAGGATTAGAAGCAGCACTTACAGGAGCTAAGAACTTACTGCTACCTCCAATGCTACCTCAACTACTTAAACCCTTATTAGAAGTGGTGACAAACCATGACTTCCATACAGGTAATAACATTGAAAGCTTTACAGAAAGTAGACTGCCTTTAAACCAACGTACAGCACATGCCACTCCTTTAGCTGAGAAGATAGCAGAGGGCGTACCGGGGTTTTTAAATATGTCTCCTGATAAAATAGAACACCTAGGTAAAGGTTGGTTAACAGAAGCTTGGGCGCTGTCTGCTCTATTAGCTGATGCTTACTTAAACACTACAGGCGTGTCTGCTCCTACAAAGCAATTAGGAGAAAAGTTCTTATGGAAAGGTGTATTAACTGCTCCAGCTAAAGACTCTAATGTTAGCAGATACTATGACATGAATAAAGAGGTAGAACAGCTAGTCAACGGCATTAGAGCTTATAAGCAGGTAGGGGATAAAGAGGAAGCAAAGGCTTTAAGAGACGAACCTGAGAATGCAAAACTACGTAAGATGGCTCCTCTACTAGGGGCAATAGGAGAACAGATCGGAACTATACAAGGGCGTATAGCTCGTATAAAGAATAAACCTGATGCTGAAATGTCACCTGATGAAAAAGCTACACGTATACGAGTACTTCAAGAAAAGATCAATAAGTTGGCAGGTCGGGCAATAGAACGAGCTGATAAGAAAGGCGTAAGCAGGTAGAAAAGGGGGCGTAAAGCCCCCTCTCTTTTAGTGGATTTTAGTTGCGTCTAATACTAATGCTAATACTGCAGGGCTATCTTGTGGAGTACCTGCAGACATACGTATTCTAGATACATCAAGTAGTACACCTAGCTTAGATAAGTCGTCTGTCATGCAGCTATAGGATATCTGCTTCTTAGCACACCAAGACTTCAACACAGAAGATATGATATACGCTCGTTTCACATCGGGCTCCCTCCTAATAGCTAGTGGGCCACGTGGTGTTTCTATAGGTACAGTCAGCATGCCCTCTATATTAGGTGCCTTCTGGTTTATGATAAGCTGATTCTGTATATGCTCTAACATGAACGTGCCTAGAAATGCACTTGACCTATCCAAAGAAGACTCATTACTAGCTCTTACCTTCCTACTCAACTGCTTAACCATACGATCAAACACAGGCTTAACTGGAACCTCTATCAACCCTAAGTCGTTAGCTACTTTACCACCCCACAGAGCTGTTGCACATAGAGCTGAGTAGTATCTATCAGGTTGTTCAAGACCTGCAGTTGTATCAAAGTCTACTTGTATCATCTTTAAGTCTTCAACACAGTCATCGTAGTTATCTAGTACATACTGCATCATAACCTCGCCAGCATGTCCGTAGTTCTCCATTAAGTCTCTAGAGAATATCTGGTCTGTCTGTTGCTTAGTCATAGTATCACTACGTACAACCTCTACTTCAAGCACTCGTAAGAGCTCTCCTTCAGGATCAGCTTTCTCCATCTGCAAGACTTCATGCAGACTATTGTTCCCAGAGGTGATGCAAGGTAAAGACCATGTAGTGTTATTCACTCGTTCTGAATTAGCCGCAGCTTGTAGCCTATTCTTACCTCGCCCGTTAGTGACACCAAATGCTAAATTGCTGACCTCTGTAGGGTGTAGATTAGTAAGCTCATCCATGCATAAAATCATGTTTTGAACTACACCCATACGGTGGTACTTAGACTGCACAGTATCATCTTTAACCAGCATAGATAGATCAGGATGACCCCAAACGCTGTTAGCTACTTTCTGTATAGTTGACTTACCTACCCCAGAAGAGGCATTGGTAAGATGCACAATAGCGCCACCTAAAGCAAAGAACTTAAACATAGGTGCACCTAGACTTAAGAACAAAGCAAAAGCTCTTATCTCATTACCCTCTAATGCATAGCAGTCTGCTACCTTTTTCCATTCATCTACTGTGCCTTGTTTAGAGTAGATGTGTGTTATGTTCTCCGTAGCCTCTGAAGGAGGGCTATACTTAGGAGCTGCATTTTTTGTAAGTTCTCTTGTACCGATAACAAAAGACTTACCCCCGTCATTCCAACCAAATTGTGTTCTCACTAGTTCCGCCGCCGATGTATTTTGTAAATGTTTAGTCCATGTCACCAAGTAGCCCATTAACCCTTTCATCTGGTAGGTACTAGCGGCGACACCTCGTTTTGATAACATATCCCTGCATTTATCCCCTGCTGTTACCGTAGCGAGAGGTGCCACAAAATCACTAATTCCATCATGAGGTCTGATAAGTCGCATGTGGATAACTTCACCTACATCTGGGTCTGTACGTCTACCCACTACATAGAAGTCGTTTTCATATACAAGGTTCTTATCCTCTTCTCCTTCATCAACATCATCAAGCGGCTTCTTGATATACACACCGCCTTTAGGGCCTCTGAAATAAGGGAATGGGTACTCAGGTATCTCTATATCTACCTCACCTAGATCAGGACTGACCGCCGTGATAATGTTCTCAGTAGGTGTGGCTTCCAGTATGTCCTTGCCTAGCATCAAAGGGGTTTTTATCTTACCTCTGTGTACACATGTCTCACACAAACCTGCAGGTCCGGTGGTGTTAAAGGTATCGCATAAGAACGGACCACTAATCCTAGATGCCTCATACTCTGTCTCTGCTGGGTCGTAGGTATCGTACTGGTTAGATATGTTATGTATGGCTGTTTCTTTGTCAGAGCAATATTGGGCTATTGATAGTCCTGCTCTCCATAAAGGTTCGTTGTCTTCTTCATTAGGGAAATTGTATATATGTGCTAGATGAGCACACCCCTTACCTGCTAAGCTCTTCTTCATAATCCGAGAGAACTTATAAATTGTATTGCCTAGCAATGCTCTAGTCGTGTCATTTAAACCAGAACCTGTATTGCCCCCTGCTAGTTCCAGCATAGTGACAGGGGTTAACTCACCTGTATTTAGTAACGCTTTAAACAACTCTATAGGCTTGGAAGGGCTTAGCTTTAATACAGTTACATCAGCCTCTAGACCGCCTTTAAAATTAGTAGTATCAGGAAGTCTTAATATCCTTACTGCATCAGTAGTTAGTCCTTTGTCCTTTACCTTGAACCCCTCAGACATAATGCGTTGTACAAGAGCTACCGCTAAGGGCTTCCAAGTGTTGTAATCCACCGCTTCTGTGAACGTCCAATAGCAATGTATGCCGTACCCTGAGCTCACTATCGTAGGTGTAGGCAGTTGTAACGCACCTGAGAAGTTCTTTAATGCAACCAACCCATCATGCTGAGTAGGAAACTCTGTTCCTTTACCGATATCTAAATCAATCCAGAGAGACTTATACCCTTTGGAGTTCTTAGCAAACCTACCTGATTTGTCGTTATATGTTGCAAGAGAAAAGTAAGCGTCTTTGTTCTGTAGTGGCTGTTGCTCTGCCCACTGGTCTACTTCTTCCAGCGTACTTAAAAATGTCTGTTGAGCTTTACCTTTTTGAATGCCTACTACACAGTAAACTCCTCCTTGAGGCAATACGGTATTTAAAAAATCTAGCCTATTCATGGCATCTACCTTTTTTACGGGAAAAAAAGGGGCGGATTGTACCGCCCCATAAGCGTAACTAGTTTTACCTAGTCAGCCCATTCTTCGAGCACCGACTCCATAGTGGTCGGTGTAGGGGTAGCAGTTGCTTTCTTTTCTCGTACTATAGGCTCTGCAGTCTCAACTGCTTTAGGCTTAGGTGCTTCTTTCTTTACAAACTCTAGTTCTTCAGGTTCTTCAGATCGTGCAGACTTAGCTGAAGCTGGTTGGAATGACATAGTAACTGCCATCTTAGCCTCTGGAGACTTACCGTGTGTAGTAACAGCTTCCAGCTCTTCAATCTCTAAAGCACGAACTGCTCTAAACACCATCTTAGGTGTAGCTGAATCTGTATCAAAGCGCATCTCAGTTACTACATCAGTAATATTAAGACCGTTTGAACCTAACAACTTAGCGTATTGCATAAGAGGCATCTTGTTGTTCTCGCCCTTACCGAACAGAGAAGTAGCGGCTAGAGATAGTTCATACAGCTCACCACTGATAGCATCGTTCTCTAACAGTACAGCCAGTCTATGTGTGTAACGACACGCTCTGCCTGATCCTTGCTTTGCAGAACCTGCGATGTTTTGCGGGCATGTTGCACAGTTTACAGATTGTGCAGACTCACTGTTCTTATCAGGTTGTTCTCCATCATTACTCCAGCAAGAAGGAGCAGTTACTACGCCCTCTTGATAAGCCGCAGAATAAAACTGCCTAGATGTTTTTGGAGCCGCCGCCGCAATGATAATGTTCATTGCTCTATCTTCGTTCTTAGCAATCTCTTGACCGCCTACTACCATACGAAAGATATTACCTTTGATTGAGATACGTCTAGTGCTAGTACCACCCATAAGGGCTCTAGTAGTTTCACTCAGCTCTACGTTTCTAAAATGTGCTGGTACTGCACCGCCGTTTTTAAAGATACTCATTTCATTGCTCATTGTACTTCCTCAGTTGATTGTTTTTTGGTTATGGTGTTTTTTAAGCGTAAGAACTCTGCCACATTAGTAGCACTGTATACTGGCCTTTGATTAGTAACAACAGTACTACGTACACCTTTATAATAAGTGTCGAGTGCCCCTGCCTGTCTAAGCCTACGTAATGTCCTGCTGGAGAGACCTAGTATCTTACTAACTTCTGCTCCCGTCAAGAAAACTTCTTCCTCATCCATTTACTTTCTCCTAACTGTGATGCTATAACGACTATCTACGTTCATACCGGGTGGCATGAGAGTAGGATTTTCTTCTAAAAAGTTTTTCATATTGGTTTGGTGTACCCTTTGTTCCATTAGGTCTAATGCATCATTATCTTTAATGAATTGTTTCATGCTCCCCCAGTCTGAAGTCCAGTACCGAGTCTTAATTGTTTTAAACACACTACCTGCAGGTGTACGTAACCCCTCGGCACCCATTTCTTTGCACATCTCTAACAAGGCTTGCGTAATAATATCTTGCTGTGCCTTGATAGCACTTTCTTTCTCATCAAACTCTCTTTGGAGTTTTACTAGTGCGTCACGCATCTTTATATAGACCGTAACTAATTGTTCTGCGTTCATCATTGCCTCCTACTCTATTGGTAAAGCTAACTCAGTGTTTGGTAAAGGTACAAGCATCTCAGGTGTTGGTGCCCCACTATCATGTAAAATAAATGTAGCTGGTGCATTCGGTCCTACTATGGCTGTCATACCGCCTACGTCCATAACCTGTGTGATTCCATTACCACCCATATCTAATATGTTGTACCCGTTAGCTGTAGGTACGATGGCTTGCATAGGCTGTCCCGGTGTTAGTATAAGTGCCGCCGCTATAGATACTGTTGGTGCTAATAACATTAAAAATAATATGTTCTTCATAGCTTTCTCCTAGTGTAATACTTTAGGTGTATCTAAATAAGCACGTATCTCTTTAGCCAGTACGCCCCTTTCATTTCTTTCACAGCTTCTAATTAAGTTTTCAAGAGCTTGTACAGTTGCAGTTTTATACAAGGTATCTAAGACATTCATAAAGTAATCACCATTTGGCTCATCGTTTGGTACACTAATCCCTATACCTAGATCACTCTCTAGTAGCTTTACAAGTACGTATACCCCATCGTCATCTTCTTCTATTTCTGATATTTCTAATTCTTCGTTCATTCTATTACCTCGTATCTTATATATGTTTAGGGGCGTTCTTAAGGGTAATCCCAGAAGAACTTAAGACTCTTACTAGTTCACTCATACCCAAATCTCCAAAATTAGGAGTACTAAGAACGTCATAATAGGAGACTTTAGTTAAGTCTTTGACTGTTAGATACCCATTTCTTTTTAATGCGCATGCTGCTCCTCGTGCTACCAATCCTATCTCATCTACACGGGAGTCTTTAGTAATTACTATTGGAGCAGGTACAAACACCTCTTCTAGTATTGTTAGTGGTTCTTCAGGCCCTAATGCATATACATCGCCGTAAGGTAAAAAAGAAATACTTTGCAGTACACTGTCCATTTTCTGCAAAGAACTATCCACGGTCTGCTTCAGACTGTCTATCTGAAAAATTGCTTGACGCACTTTATTTTTATATTCTTCTAATTCTTCGTTCATTGTATTACCTCTTTAAATAAGTCCAATAGCTTCGTTTGGGAAGCCCCTTTGTTCTCCAGTACACCTAGTACCTTCTTCTCTACTGAGCTTCCTATTAAATGCACGACTGTACATCTGTTAATCTGCCCTGCTCTGTGTATACGTGCATTAGCTTGCATGTATGTTTCTAGTGATAGGGTCATACCCCACCAGATAATTGTATTAGCCGCATGTAAAGTAACACCATGCGCCGCCGCCTGTGGTTGTATAACTAGTATGCGTGGGTCTTTGCTAGTCTGGAACTGATTGAATATCTCCGCCCTCTTACCAACACTTACCCCACCATGTATTATGTCTACTGTATGCCCTGCATCTGTCAGCACTTTCTGCACCATCTCGATGGTATGCCTAAACATAACAAACACGATCACCTTGTGTGCTGTCTCATCAATAATACTTAGTAGTTCAGTAGATCGGTTCTTAACATCAAACTCAATAACCCCACCTGTATCTGAGTACACAGCACCTGCTGACAGTTGGAGTAACTTGTTCAAAGCTACCGCTGCGTTCGCCGCAGATATCTCCTCACCTCCTGCCATCATAAGCATCTCTTTCTTGAGCAACTTATAGTACTTCTCTTGTTGTGCAGATAACGGTACATCTCTGGTCTGATACACAAGTTCTGGTAAGTCTAAGCACTCTTCCTTTGTGTACCGTATGGCAGGTTGTAAGATGCTATGTACTATCTCCTCTGCCTCTGGACGGTTCCTAAACACAAACATAGACTGCCGTATCTGTACTAAGTCCCTGAACGCATTGAACGCTCTAGGCACACTCTTGGGGTTCATTATCTTAGCTAACCCATAGGCATCTACCGGAGACTGCGCCGCAGGTGTACCTGTCAGTAACCATAGCCACGTATCATCCTTGATTAGTTTGTTCAGCACTTTCCAACGCTTAGTAGCTACATTCTTAAGATGTGTTGCCTCATCCACTACAATCAGATCAAAGCCCCCTGCATCTATCTCATCTTGAACAATCTCTACACCATCGTAATTGATAATGATTATCTCAGCATCACCCTTAATAATCGCAGCTCTCTTCTCACGACTACCATGTGCTATCTCTACTGATCGGTGCATGACTGTTCTGAATAAGTCCCTACGCCAAGCGGCATCCATAATGGATAGAGGGCAGATTACTAGCATACGTCTTATCACACCCAGCTTCATTAGGTAGTCTGCCGCCCAGATAACTGAGTTGGTCTTGCCTGTGCCCATTTCAGATAGACAGAACGCCTTCTTATTTAAGGTCAAGAACTCTGCTGTTACCCGTTGATGGTCAAAAGGTTTATACATGCCTGTCCACTTATACTGAGTACGGATAGGTGATGGCACATTAGGGAGTTTCATGTTGTTTAGTATATGAGCTTCACCTAAACCAAAATTAACCCACACTTCTCCTTCAGCTACCAACCTACTTCTATCAATCACTGACGTAATAGCGTCAGGGTCATCAGTTTTTATGGACAGGAGTTTTTCCTGTTTAACTTCTATTATCATTGTTTATCCTCTACAGTCCCTTATGGGGACGAGTCAGTAAATCAAATTATTCGTCTAGTATACTTAGTAATGGGTCTCTTGTCAATGGGGTCTCATGCATCCACTTGCGTAACTGATTCTTACAGTTTTTCCTTTCTTGAGATTTAACCCTTATTGCCATCTTACACAGTGCATCTATATGACGGTCTATTAAACTCTCTGGCAGTCCTGCATCAACTGCCATAGTCTGAACGGATTTAACCGCTACCTCTATCTTCATTTCTTTTTACCTAGAGGCTCATTCTTTTTTACTGTGTGGTCTGCATTACGTGAGAAGGATCGGTTTTGTGAAGGGGTTCTTAGTCTTAAGTTAGCCGCTCCATTACCTGCTTTAGTACCTTTGATATGGTCTATGTCCTTACCCGTTCTGTTTACACCCGCTTTGTCTGCCGCTCTTCTAGCACGTTGCCTTTCCATCCTAGCCTCATGTGCACCGGGACGACTCTTCTCCAGCTCTATCTCACGAGCTACGTTTCTATCTGCTTTGTTCTTGTATGGCATTCTTTAATCCTCTTGTTTGTATCTACCGTTATGTATGCATCGTGTAGCTTGGCACCACTGACGGCACAAGCCATTGGGTTTAGTATTAAAGATACCTGTTTCGTAAGCTACCTCACGCTGAGTGAGGACTTCTTTTAGCTTGTCAAATATCTCGAATCGTTTATCATACACATACTCAGCTTTTATTATCTCTTGTGACACTACAAACAGTAGCATACCTTTAATAACTTTAAGAGCTGGGTATTTTAAAAACACCGCCGCCGCTAATAACGCAAGCTGCTTAGTGTCTGCATACTTGGCAGATTTACCTGTTTTGTAATCCACAATATACGCCTTACCTGCCGCCTCGTCTACAATAACTAAGTCGGCTATGCCTCTCCAATACCTATCCCCTGCCTCAAACTCGCACAGTGCGTACTCTCCATCTTCTAACTTAATGCCCAGTTCAAGCTCGCAAAACTTATCGCCATTGATATTATTTAGTTTATCAAGGTAGCTCTTAATATAGTTGTACTTCTCAGGCAACGGGGTGCCTGATCCTATATAATGTTCTGCCGCTGAATGAACATCCTTACCGTACAGTGTGGCATCTGTATCGGTAAAAGGGACGTACTTTAAAACCTTATGGGCTTCGTATTGTTTTGGGCAAGTAATAAATTGGCTCAGTGAACTGTATGAGAAGCTAGGTGTTTTCATCGTTGGTGTTTAATTATATTCATTTCCCACAATGGGCTTTCTTTCTTACACTCATGACATATCTTTAGATTCAACCCATAATACTGTCTAAATGTTTTGCAAACATGTGGAGGGCAGAACCATCTCTTAAATATTTCTCTCATCCCTCTGACGCCTCTAAGCTTTTAATCCTACGGTTTAAGTAGTATTGGGCTTTCTTTAAATCTTCCAGCTTACTTATCTTATACCCTGCACGAGACACGTACTTAATCACATTAAACAGATAAGCATCGTTATCCAAACCTTTTGCTTCTATGTAGTCTATTGTGTCAATGCCACCATGTGTATAGTGACTAGGACTGTTAACAGGATCATGCTTAATGGGCCCTTCTCGTCCCATAACCACAGTCTCATTAGTTTTTGCCCTCCATAAAGGTTTCACAGTTGTTTCTTCGGTAATCATTTTATAGTCCTCATATTGTTTAGGGTAACACCAAAGGTTTATAGGGGGGAATATGAAGTCAGCCCATTTCATTTTTTAAGGCTCGTTCTCTTTCATATAGCTCATGTATAAACTTCTTTTTTAAATTAAGTTGGTCCCCTAAATACATAGCTATTGTTGTTTGAATGCGTATTTCTATCTCCACATGTTTTAGCTCGGTTAATTCTTTTTCAGTGCGAGGCTCTGTTAGAAACTCTTCTTCAGTACGAGAGGGTGGTAGTTTAAGTCCCGGTATCCACATATCTACTATTTGTTGCATGAATTCTCTATCCCTTCGTGGGTATTCTTTATCTATTTGTCGGTCTTCTCTATTCATCACCATCCACTCCGCTCTGCGCTCTCGGTACATTCTTTACTACACCACCGCCTACCATCTGTTACAGGAGCATCACATTCCCAACATACCCCTGACTCATTCTGGAATATATCTAAGGGCTGTCCACTACCACGCTGTAACTCTATTTGTTTTTCCAGTATAAGCTGGGCTTGGTCATTGGCTTTGTCTGCTATGTCAGCCATATCTTTCTCTTGCTTTAAAAGGGTTCTTTTTCTTACGGTTCTTGTTCGATTGTTTAAGTGCCATCTTATCCTGCATCTTTTAAGCTTCTACCATACCCACCTTCAGCCGCCAGTGGTATTCCGGGCATCCATGAGGGAACCTTAGTCATCTCTTCTATTAAAAAGTCTAAGGCTTCCTGTGCCTCAGCTTCAGGAGCAAGGATATATAGAGCATCATGAATAGTAAGTACGATAGGATACCGCTTATTCACTCTAACCATTGCTTCTGACATAATGCATCGGGCTGTGCCCTGCACTAGATTGTTTGTTAATTTACCGCCGTACAGTCTATCATAACCGTTGCGTAGTTTATACTTATATCCTTGCTCTCCTGTCTTCTCATCTATAACATTAGCAAGCTGTGGATACTGCATGTACATACCTGATGGGAACTTAATACCCTTCTTACCCTCTACTACATACAAGTCCCCAGTACCAAACGTGTACTCCCCGTTCTCGGCTATAGTTTTAATAGCAGTAGTACATGTTTTCCACAGTGTAGTAACCCCTGTGTAGGTAGCTCTGTATAGGTCAACGATCCGCTTAGACTCCTCCTCACCTAAGTCTACCCCTGAAAGGGTTTTTATTGCTAACCTCAACTTGGTAGCCCCCACCCCAAATATTAATGATAGCTGTGATTGCTTACCTATAAACCGTTGTTCTTTATTAACCTCATCATATGGCACACCAAACGCCTTACTAGCAAACTCTTTATATAAATCCCCACCCTCGCCTAATAACTTAAGAGCCTCCCTCTCACCAGCTACCCACATACCTACACGTAGTTCTATGTTTGATAAGTCAGCACCTACTATTAGATAGCCTTCAGGGGCTATGATCGCTTCTTTAATCATGCTTCCTCTAGGCAAGTTCTGGAAGTTTACCTTCTGCCCACCACCTGCAGACCATCTACCTGTAGCCGCACCATAATAATTAAGGGGGATAGGTAGCCTACCCATACGATTTGCAATACCTATAAACCGCTCAGTACGTGTCTCTTCTATGGTAGATTTAACTCCTAACCTAGCGGCAACCAATGCTTGTACTACTAAGTTAGGGTGTTCAAGTAAGTCCTTCAGCCCATCATCCGTCTTAGCAAATGCATAGGTCATCTTACCTGTCCTAAGAGACAGCTTCATTGGCACATCTACCCCATAGTATTCTAACAACTTAGCGAACTTAGGGTTACTCATAATCTCAGACTTATCAGCAGATACTTGTTCTAGTATAAACTCCTTGGCTCTCTTCACTTCATACAAGTGGCTCTCAAGGATAGCCATATCTACCAGCAACCTAGGCACAACACCCATCTTAATGGTCATATCTATTAGGCTTAGCTCGGTGGCGTTGTAGTGGGGTATAAGCTTTTGGAATAAGGCATAGGTTAACTCAGTATCATTAATACAATACTCACCGTACTTAGCTAACTCAGCCGCAGTAAAGTCTTTTAAGTGCTTACCCAATGCATCTACTACCTCAGTACCTTTCTCCCCTAGGTCATAATGTGTCGCTAGTTTAGCTAGGCTCCCCCCTACCGATATACCATGTATAGCTCTAGCCATAGATAGAGTGTCGATATATCTAGCAGGAAAGATACCGAAGTAAAGACTAAGAATACTAGCATCAAAGAAACAGTTGTGTGCTATCAGGGTAATGTCTTTCCAATTAAATTGATTGAGCACTCTAGTTATCTCTAACTGATCCCCTGTATACCACGCCGTTGGGGTATCCCCTAACTTAATAGACAGTCCAATAACTTCAAACTCATCACCATTTATATAGGCTTCTGTTGTTAGCTTTGATAGGCTGTATGATTTGGAGTAGAAGCTCTCGAAGTCTATCGTCATTAGTTGCATTACTTTTTCCTTTCTTTTAACATTGCATCTGCGTAGGCGTAAGCTGATTTGCTTAGAGCATGTTTATTTTTCTGCTCTCTTTTTGGGTATAATAAGGCTTCAGGATCACACCCCATATATTGAATAAACCCTTGCAGTGCAGCTATAGCTATCTTATCTCTTAACTTACTCATTAACATACCCCTACATTTCCAAGTACATAGTTAATTATTAACGTAGTAATAACTGCAAAAAACAAAACAGATATATTAAACATAAATACTTCACTCATAAGTACGAGCCATTCTTTAATCATCATCTACTCCAGTTATGCCGTGTGCTTTTTCTATCGCTCTTGCAAATGCTTTAATTTTTTCCCAGTTATTGGGGTATCTACTGCCAAGAATCATCATATAAATTACTTCATCATTCAAAGGCTTTCGTTTCTTACCTCGAATTACTTTTATCAACTTTTCAACCAAGTATGGGGTAGTCAAAACTATCCATGCTATCCCTACACACATAACCACATAAAACCATTCAACAATGTTCATCACTCACCTCTTTCGTGGGCTTCTGACCCAAGCCACAGTCATATAGTCCTTGCTCAGGGTTGTTTAGTAGTTGCTCAATCTTATTAATATCTGCTACTAAATCTAATAAATCCCTATCGCCTGAGTTTCGTTCTTCTACCCACGCATATTTTAATTCGTGCATCCACTCTACTGCTCCTTTAAGTAACTCTCTTTCTTTACTCATCATCTACTCCAATGCCGTGTTGATGTTCTGCCCATCTAATTCCAGCATGGAACGCCAGTCTTTCCCCTATAGGTATTGTTTTTGGGGTATTTGTAGTTATTTCACCATCACTCAACGGCTCACGTTTTGGTGGTGATGTGTAGAGTGGTATAACCACATTATATTTGTATGTATGTTCCGTAGGTTTAATCCTAGAAAACATATACCCCCCGTGGGTTCCATCTATTACTTTCCAAGCCACAGGCTCTTGCTCAGGTTGGGCGAGGAGTTCTTGAATTTCACTTGAAATAATGGTTAAAGCACAACTTCTAGGGTCTAAAAACTCTAACGCTACTGCCAACAATTCTCTTTCTTTACTCATTCCCCACCTCCAATGCCGTGACACTTCTCTGCATATAAAGCACCGTCTTTAAAACCTTCTCTGTAATCTTCAGTACCACATACATCCATAATTTCCAATCCCAAAGGCTCACGTTTTGGTGGTGCTGTGTAGAGTGGAATAAGATTTGCATGCTCATAAAAATGCTGATAAATACCTCTAACTGTTTCGCCTGTTTCATCTACCCCCTCCCACATCCAAGCCACAGGCCCATTAGATTCAGGTTGGGCGAGGAGTTCTTTGATACTATTATATGTATCGTGACTACCCATAATTCCATTCCACTCTAATACTTTTAAAGCTTCTTTCAAC